TGGTTTCTTGGCAAACAGTATAGCACGACAAAAAAAAATTATGCAAGTGTTTCCAAAAAAGCCCATAGCAGTAAGGGTTGACGAGCATTTTCCTCACATTCAAAATAAATGTGCTACCAGGTTTAAAGCGTTTCCCTTTCTTTAATGACTTTGGGCCTGTTTTATGCACTATCGTTTCAGTGGCAGCATTAAATTAATTTTAAGCACTTCCCTTTAAATTCTAGGTTTAAATTAATTTTAAGCACTATCGTTTCCTTCATCTCTTTATATCTATTTTAAGCACTATCGTTTCATTGGCAGCATTAAATTAATTTTAAGCATTTTCCTTTCATTGATTATTAAAAACCAGTTTTAAGGTCTACCGAATTTAAAAAGTTGAAACAAAAAAATTAATGTTTTTATGGTGAAGTTGCAAAAAATTTTGAGATAGGCATAATTGACAAACCTATCCAAAAAATAGGCATTAAGACGCAAGTCTAGGAAAACTAAAAAATGAAAACAACATTTAAAATAAAGAAGGTGTTAGATAAAAAAGATACTCAAGAGGCTTTTACAGCTCTTAAAAAAGCGTCTTTTAATCTAGCGAATAATTGTTCAAATAGTCCATCTATTTTAGATGAGCAGAAAAAGTTATATTATCGAATTTATAGATATTTATACCCTCTATATATTCAATATGACAATGCTCAAAAGGTTGCTACGCCTATTGGAAACTTTGAAACGATATACAAATATCAAGAAGTTAAAAGAATACCAAAAGCACTTTTGACAGCTATTGAAACTACTAAATCTCCTACAAAAAAAGATTTAGAAAGTAAGATTGCAGAGTTAGAAAATAAGTTAAATTCATCATCTAAAAAAAGAGTATGAGTAATTTATTAAAACTACCTTTATTGGATATTTCTAATGCAAAAAAATGTGTCCATGTAATTGTTCGATTAGGGGGATTTTATATAGAGGAATTTAATTTTAATTCTTATAAACAACCACCTACCAAAGACCATAAAAGAGTTATTAAAACTCCTTTTATGAGTTCTAATGACGCCATAGAATATATGTATTTTATGGAGAAACAAAAAGAATATAAGGATTATCTTTTCATATATCCACGTGGGAATTATGAAACTATTGGATAAATAATTCTTAATAATTTTAAAGGGACTTTAACTAGTCCCTTTTTTTTGTTATATTAGTTTTTTAAATTTATTAGGAGATAAAAAAATGAAAACAATTAAATTAAATTCTTTTAGCATTCTATCTTATAGAGTGATGAATTTTTTAGCTAAAACTAAAAAGCTTAATTCTAAAGAAACGTTAGATTATGGCGAGTATCAATTCGCAATTAATATTGCTTTAAATGTTCTGCAAAGAATGGATGAAAAAATATTAAAACAACTTGTTAAATCTGATTTTTTAAAGGAGATTAAATAATGCATATAAAAATTTACAGAATAGCTAAAGATGTCGAGGGGAATTTTAGAGCTTGTAAAATCAAAATTGATGGAAAGAAATACCCGAGAAAATTTGGTGCGTGGTATTTTACCAATAGCAGAATTACAGCAAAACTTTTAGCACTTAAAGAACAACGTGAGAACTTTTCTAATGCTTTAAGAGGGAATTTAGGTGTATGTCATAAGACTTTAAGAGATTAATTAATATCTAAATAATTAAGGGACTTTAAGTAGTCCCTTTTTTTTGTCTTAAATAAAACCTCTATTATTCATAGAATTTATAATTACAGCTCGCTAAAAGTTAGGCCATTATAAATACCACTTATAATATAATTCTCTCGTAAGCTCTAAAGACTTAAAATAGTTTTTGATACTTCACCACCTATAAATAATTACAAGCTCTCTAACAAGTTCTTATGAGTTCCTAGAGATATATTCATATTTAGTTCAGTTCTTAACAAACATTTCTTATAAGACCATGCATACATTTGATTTCTAGTTAGTTTTCATAAAGTTTGTTAAGTCTATTAAATAATATTTAAGCTTATTAGTTTTTGGTTTTATTTGTTAAAGACTTCATAGATTTTTTAATACTTCATAGATTTTTTTAGCTAGGTTTGGATTTTAGATACTTAATAGATTTTTAAAGTTTATGAAGTCTATAAAATAATGTTTTTTGCTACAAAGTCTTTGATAACAAAAGTCTTGATAAAGGGATAGGCAGAAGACCACCTAGTCCCCGGTATATACATGCTAGTGATCAAACATTTTAAGCCACTTTCAAGTGTTAAGCAGGGTTAGATCGGGCTTGTGTAACTAAATAGCTACATAAAGGAAGGATAATTTGGTAGGGTTTGTTGGGGTTTGTTGGATACTATTCAACCCTGGGGGACTCAATAGTATTGTACAGGTAAATTAACGATTTGTCAAGGGTATTTCTTAATTTTATTAAAGTTTTTATTAAAACCTTGACAAACTCTTTTAAATTACTATAATAAGAGTATGAGCAATTTACCAATAGAACGAAAATTAACTGAAAAACAACAGTCTTTTTTGGACAATATTATTGAAACCGAAGGAGATTTAAAACTTTCAGCAGAACTTGCAGGATACTCAGGAAACCACTACCAAGTTATACAAAGTCTTAGAGAAGAAATAGTTGAGTTAGCCTCGAATGTACTTGCAAGGGAAGCTCCTTCAGCAGCTTTTAAGCTCATTGAAGTTATGAAAAGTAATGTTGGACTACCTCAAGCAAATGTTAAACTACAAGCAGCCCAAACCATTCTTGATAGAGTTGGTTTAGGTAAACAAGAACGTATGCAAGTAGATCATAACGTTACTGGAGGTATATTTATATTGCCCGAAAAACAAACTATAAATGTTACTGAAGGCGAATATGAAAATATTTCTAAATGATTTGGTTATTTTTTGTAAGGCCCACCCACTTATTGCAGGTAGCTTGTTTCTTTGTGGTTGGTATATAGGTTTAATGATACAATGAAAATATTTTTAACAGAGATAGCAGCTTATGGCACAACGTTTGCAGGACCTAACATTGTTGCTCCAACGTTTGAGACAGCGGAAATTGCAGCAGCTAAGAATAACTTAGTTATTGTTGGTGAACTTGACAGTATTTATATTGATGAATCAGACGTTAAACATGACAACGTAGTTCAATTAGACGACTATAGAAATTTACATTAATGAGTAAGGGTAAATTAATAGGCAGTGAAGAAAAACCTGTTACGTTTAAATCGCCTATCTATAAAAACTCACACGGAAGTAAAGGTGCTAATCCCAGACCTAGCTTCTATACTCAAGAATATAGAGATAATTGGGATAGAATATTTGGTAATAAGAATAAGAAGTCTAAAGGTCACGAAGCGGAGGAGCAATCTAAAGCTGAGTAGGCGTAAGAGACTTCCTGAGTAGTAACTTTCCATTAACTATTCGGGAAGCCCTGCTTTATAAATTAAGAGGTAAATTAATGTTAGATAAATTAAAAGTACATATAGAAAATATAATAACTAATTTTGCTGCAATGAATGATCTAACCGAACCCCAAGTTTGGTGTGTGTGTTGTGGTATAGGATTTATTTGTGCTATAGTAATTATGTGGATTATATAATGAACAAAGGTTGGTATTGGGATGATGTTACACGAAAACTTTATCGCTGGGAAACACTTATAAAATTATTAAGAAGTCGTGAAAAAGATACCAGAAAACTATTTAAAAAAGAAAGCTAAAGTAATTCCTTTTGGTTATGAAATTAGTGAGCTTGAGGGTTATTTAAAACCTATTGATAAAGAGCTAAGCACTTTAAAAAAATACATTGAAGCTGTTAAAAATAAACATTTTTCTTTACGAGAAGCGTCTCAATTAATAGAACAAGAAACAGGGCGTAAATTAAGTCATGTTGCTTTAAAATATTATGTAGATGGTGGCCCATCCTTATCCCAAAAAAGAAAAAACAAACTTAAACAAAAAAGTAAAAAGCTTCAACAGACTAAACATCGTTTATTAAAACAAGAACAAAAACTTAAAGATGAACGAGAGGTTTTAAAAAAGGCTACTGAAAAAACTTCGTCTAAGGTTGTTACAAATACTCAAGTTGAACAAACAACAAAATTAATTCAAGAAGAATTAAAAGACGCAAAAGTTTTATTCCACGCTAATGAAGGTCCACAGACAGACTTTCTTGCTGCAGGTGAGAAAGATGTATTATATGGTGGAGCTGCCGGAGGTGGTAAATCATTTGCTATGATAGTAGATCCACTACGCTATTGTCACAAGAAAGCCCATCGTGCTTTAATCTTGAGACGTTCTATGCCAGAGTTACGTGAGATGATTGATAAGTCTCGTGAGTTATATCCACAAGCCTTCCCTGGTGCTAGGTTTAGAGAAGTTGAAAAGCTTTGGAACTTTCCATCCGGTGCAAAAGTTGAGTTTGGTTTCCTTGAGAGAGATGCAGATGTCTATCGTTATCAAGGACAAGCATATAGTTGGATAGGCTTTGATGAGATTACTCACTTACCCACAGAGTTTAGTTGGAACTATCTAGCTTCTCGTCTACGAACAACAGATCCAGAAATACAAACATATCTTCGCTGTACTGCTAACCCTGGTGGTGTTGGTTCGCAGTGGGTTAAAAAAAGATATATAGAACCATCAGAACATAATACAAGTTTTTTAGGACACGATGGATTAAGTAGAAAGTTTATTCCGGCTAAACTAGCAGATAATCCTTATCTTGCAAAAGATGGTATGTATGAGCAGATGCTTATGTCATTACCACCAATTCAACGTAGACAGCTACTTGAAGGTAACTGGGATGTTGCTGAAGGTGCAGCTTTTGTAGAGTTTGACCCTGATGTTCATGTTATTACACCCTTTGAACTTCCTATTGCATGGGAAAGGCTAAAAGGAATTGACTATGGATATGCTTCAGAAAGCTGTTGTCTATGGGGAATTATGGATATTAATGATGGCACATTAATAATTTATAGAGAATTATACAAAAAAGGCTTGACAGGTGAGCAATTAGGTATTATAATAGGAGATATGGAACTTGCAGATCCTTTTTCGGTTGCAGGTGTATTAGATACTTCAGCATGGGCTAAAACAGGCACAACTGGACCTACTGTTGGTGAAGCTTTAATTAAAGCAGGTCACAAATTAAGACGTGCCGATAAGAATAGAGTTCAAGGTAAAGTACAGATACATGAGTTCTTAAAGATTAGAGAAAGTGGTAGACCTAAGTTACAGATATTTAATACATGTCCTAACTTAATAAGAGAATTACAAAGTATACCTCTTTCTAAAACTAATCCAGAAGATGTAGATACACACGCTTCGGATCACGCATATGATGCCTTGCGTTATATGATAATGAGTAGACCACGAATGGTAAGTACATTCGATAGGCTGAGAGGATTAAAACGAAATATCCACCAACCGGCTGATGCTACGTTTGGATATTAAAAATATTTAGGAGAAATAAAAATGCCACGACAGGGTACACGACAATCCAGAGCTAGAGCTAAAAAAAGACGAGCAAGTAAAGAATATTGGAAAAAAAATAAAGCTGGAGATACTGGTGGACAAGCGTCTCGACCACAACCACCTGCTCCAATGGATGACCCAATGATTTTTTCTGATAATAGAAGAGGAGTTATTAGAGCTGCAAAAGGTGGTAGAGTTGGTCTTAATAAAGGTGGTTTAGCTGGAGCAATGCCAAAAGCAAAGCCCTGTTAATATAAAATCTTTATGGCAAAAAACGAAAATACATTTTTAAACGCTGACAACATCTACGAAGAAGTAGAGGGTGAAGCAGGTAAAAGTCTTGACCTAGAGTTTGACCAACAAACTAATCTTGTTGGGATTATTAAGAATAGATTTCAACAAGCTCAAGATTCTAGAAAGACAGATGAGTCTCGTTGGTTAAAAGCATACGAAAACTATAGAGGACTTTACAATAAGTCTGTTAAGTTTAGAGAGTCTGAAAAATCTCGCATCTTTGTAAAAATTACAAAAACAAAAGTACTTGCAGCCTTTGGGCAATTAGTGGATGTTATTTTTGGTACAGGTAAGTTTCCTATTGGAATTAGTGAAACTAAACTACCAGAGGGAGAACTAGGCCAAGCTTATGTTGATCAAGGTCAACTAGGTTTAGAAACTCCAGGAATACAAGAAAATATTCCCGATAATATAGGTAATCGTGTAGAAGAGAATCCTTATGATGTTGGATACTCAGGTGATGGTAAAGTTTTAAAACCTGGTGCAACATTTAGTAAAGGTATCTTTGAAGAAACTTTAGAAGACAAGGCTGCACCTCAATTAGTTGAAGGCACTAGTCCACTACCACAAGTTCTTGAAATTTCTCCAGCACAGAAAGCTGCAAGAAGAATGGAAAAACTTATCCATGACCAAATTGAAGAATCAAGTGGTTCTTCTGAAATAA